GTGTAGTAATTTTGTGCAAATTCTAAAATGACCGTGTTTGAAGAAAAACCAAGACCCTTTGTTAATCCCTTTGTAGCCAACTCAGAGAGTGGTTATGAACCAAAAATTAATGATTGTTTGTCAGTGAACGACATGAGACCCAGAGGGTTCATGAGTGAGTTGCCTGATTCTGTGTTAAGACGGATGCCAGACCCAAAGATGGTGTTCCAACCAAGTGGAGTTGACCTAGGGAGGCGGGTGATATTCTGTCACGACGATGATGGAGACATCTTGGACAAAGAGTATGACGGGGCGTTTGAGTTTTTGACTGAACGTCCTATAAAGATGAATTTTCCAGCGTACGCCATCCCATGGCTCGGAGGTGGCAAAGTGATGGTGGCAGAAGCCTTTGGAGATCTGACATCTGCCGAGCATGACAAAGCATGGATTAATGCTCTGAACGTAGCCGCTCGGTTTTTCGGCGGTGCAAAACCGGAGCAATACAATGCCACAGACGCCAAAAGCGTGGCCTTCTTGGCAGGATTGGACACCCAGCCATTCCGACTGTTGGTCAGATTGGCGAACGTGTATGTTTCAAGCTATCTCTCTGAGAGGGAGATCATCAAGAGGAAATCAAGCTGGGCGTCTGGGGTGTTGGTGGAGAATGTGAATAATCCCTCAAGACACGGGAATTTGTTGGAGTCAGCAGCAGTGAACTCATGTGACGTTGTCTGGGTTCCAAATGACATAACTGAAATGAGAAGAGCTGTGTCCATCATGATTGCAGCTGCTGCCCCAGAATACCCATATTCTGATAACGCAGTTCTGGCAGCATGTTGGCCTGCTTTGAACAGACCAGCAGTAAGATATTGTGCAAGAATGGACTGCCACCAGTACATTGAGGACTATGTGTTCAATTCAGCTGAAGTGATGTTAGTAGCTAATATGTTCTGCCACCACTATGGGTGGACCGAACTGTGGCACGAGGCGCTCAACTTCGTTGGCTTCTACTCCACACGGTGTAGTAGGTTCAGATCTTGTTTGGGTCAAGACAAATTCAGCCAGTACTTACCTGCGTCAGATTTAAGGGCCCTCGGACTTGGTCCTATGATCACTGCAAGAGGTGGAGTCTACTACGAAGCCCCCAGGAAGCACCAGCCTGAATATTTGGTTGTAGGAGGAGCGGTGCGGCGATTATGTTTGGCGACTTACGAGGCTGCAGCTGTTGAAGCGATGGGGTTTCAGTATGCACAATTAGGCTTGGCCGAATCACTAATCCGGTCTCTAAGTCTTAGGTGTCAGACTTATGACAGTGGTAGTGTCATTGGCATGATAGCAAAGAAGTACGGCGAGTTGTCGGGATGGCGCGATATCAATGACGGAATTCTAATGTATAGAAAAGTAGACTGTGCAGCCAGTGAATTAATAAGAATCACTCAGTGGAAACGATACCCAAGCTGGCACTTCACCAGTACGTTCGGCTTGGCGTATCCAGAAGGCTGTGATGCTGACGTGATGCAGAGTTTAGCTAGAATCACGAATATGGAACTAGTGTCCAATGAGTGGCACAATATCAAGAACAGGGACACTACAGCCCTCAAAGCTGTCATGGCGCTGCAGATGATCAAAGGGGAGTTTATGTATGAGATTAGACTGCCAGGTCGGCAGTTGAAACACGTCAAGGCTGAAGTGTCAGTGGAGTTGGACGGCAGTTACATTCCAGTCTTACCACTCAAAGCTCACAAGAGCGGAAAGAAGAGTGACTTGCTTTTCAGGCCCACAGATGCAAAGGACGTGTTGAATTGGAATGTTTACTCCAGAAAATTGAACGAGGCCAACAAGTTCGTCTTACCACATTTCAAGGAGTACAACCTCCTAGACGACTGGTATGGGCAGTTCGACATGCCAGAGCAAGTGGTCGCTGATGTATTGGATGGTAGAAGGGAACTTCTGGCAATGCCTAGTGTGCCAAGGATAGAGTCGATTCTCGGAAAGATAGGCAAACACTGGCCAGAAGTAGCAGAGCAACTCAAGAATATGGCCAATGCCAGAGGTCGGGACGCTGGAGAGGACGAAGTATTTGGAATTGCAAAATTCATAGTATCCAGCAAGTTCACGCAGGAAGATTTGCTAGATAGGTTGAAAGAAATGCCGATGGAGGACAGGGCAGAGGCAGCCTTAGCTGCTGCGAAGATATCTAGTCTGCTACGAGATTGCCTCGAGAATTCGCAGGAACGCATCCTGGCGATACAGTCGGAGGAACTTGCCACACACGCTTACAATGCATTGAACAGAAACCCAGCTATGACACTAGATGAATTTAGAGAATGGGGGCGAAAGACAGACTCAGTCTTTGCGAAAGCTGCATGGCCAAAAGTTCCAACAGACACGGAGATCAGATTGGCTCTCAAAAACGATGAGCCAATCGTAGGCTGGTTGCTGCGCAACAACCCCCACTATGATCCAAAGAAAGCACCAAGTTCCACAGGGGCAGCGAAAAGAGTGGGCCAGCTCATAAAAGAGAAACAGGAGGCGGCACAGAAAAGGTTGCGTGAGAAGATAGAGAAAGGGAAGGAAATGGAGAAGATAGATCCTGAAGTTAAAGAACAGGATTTTCAATCTGCAATTACATCAGCGGCGGACCCACGCCCAACCACGAGAGATGTGCCTGTGGAAGATACATCAACTACAGGACCGCAGATAGAGTTTGGCGAACCGCTGCCGGAGGACAAGAAAGAATTAGGAGGTTCGAGCAGTGGATGAGATTTAGACCCACTTGTTGTGTGAATGTATTGAAGAGAACATTATATAAAGATATTTTCATAATGGGTGATCGAAGGCCAGAGGTACGACCCCAGTGGACAATAGCAAAGAAAAATATTAGGAAGCCTCCACCTAATGGGTGGAGGCCTTCGAGACAGTGGTTAACTGAAAACTTTTTGCGACCACCTTCTGGATATGAGGACAAACCAAAGACCACATTACCAACTGTATACGAATCAATTCTGGCTGTTGCGCCAGAATATGTCGATTTCGTATCGGAAGCATTACTTGTAAACAGAGGGGTGATGGAAATGGCGATCTGCAACCTGTTGATGTTTATGATGGTCGACAAAGAGAAGATGAAGCATTGGCTAGAGGAGACTAACATGATAGCGTTGCCTATAAGTGAATGGCTGGTATGCAAAGCTGATTTCGACTTGGCCAGACAGACAGGGTGGGTGTCACAACACACTTTTGACCTAGACTTTGCTCTAAAACTGAGGAGGGCTACAAGTCTATGTGGCCGAAGCTTAGATGAGGCGAACTGGGCAGAACAAAAGGAAAATTTTAGAAAAACCAGACACAAACCAAGAATGGCCCTCAAAGCAGGGTGGTGGTCTACGACGACGTATGAACAATTAAAAGATGAGAAGTTGAGACTGGTTGCGAACAAGGTAGTGGCTAGTGTGGACAGGAGAAAAGACACGTTGTCAGAATGGTGGAAGAGGCGCTGGTATCACACACCGGGAGGTTCTTCGTCGATCGACAAAGACAGAGTCAGAGAAGAGAATGTGGAAGCAGGGTTGAAACACTTTGAAGTGGATAAGAAAGTGGCTGCTGAATGCTACACTTACGAAGAGGTGATTTCGTGGATCCAAGACAGCCCGGCTGTCATCGCGAGGGCTTCAACAAAACATGAACCAGGGTTCAAAAACAGGGCTCTACAAGCTGGGAATGATGAACACAGTTTCATATCTTCATATGCTTCAGACGGGATGGAACATGCGTACAAAGAAGAAGGCGTGGTAATCTCACAAAAACCAAATGATGTGGCAGAGTGGTATGGTTTGCAGATGTGCAACCCCGACGCATGGCAAATTTCATATGACTATGAATCTTACAACATGCAGAACCTCAATGAAGACATGGCCTTACTCAACTTCTTCATAGCTGAAGCTTATCTTGAGAAGAGAACAGAATATGCCTTAGACAAAGCCATCTGTGCATGGTGGACTGGAGAAAGTTGCATGACTCAGTTTTTGAAAAGGACAGGTGAAGACTATCGCACATTCAAAGGCTTATTCTCTGGAACTAGAAACACTGCAAGAGACAACTCGTTGTTGCATCAAGTATACCAACATATCATTCTGCACAATTTATCACAGTTGACGGGACGGCATTACGACATGAAGAAGACGCGTAAATCGGGAGACGATGAGACAGCTGAAGTGGGTTCGGAACTGGAAGCCGTTCTGTATGTTAGGACAGTAGAGGAGACGGGTTTTTCTGGCAAGAGAGCAAAAATGCTGATAGCCAAAGGAAACTCAGAGTTTCTACAGTTGGCATTGGATTCTAAGAGGAAACCAGTTTATCCTATAGCTCCTGTAATAGCCACTTTCACGTCTGGAAATTGGTACAAGCAGCCAGTGAGAGACATACCAAACATTGTCCCATCATTGAGAGACCAAATATGGAATATGGTTAGAGAAGGACTAGATCAGAGGTTTGGACAACAGCTGTTATATAGGACAGCCGACTGGTTCATGCAGGTACCAGTGAACGGTGAGTTGTTGAAGATAGACTGGATGCATTATTTGGATACGACCCGAAATCCACATCCACTGTTACCAGACAAAAAAGGTGAGAATTGGCCAACCATAACACTAGATATGGAGAGAAAATTAGACTCCAACAGAGCGACACAAGACTCATTGGACAGTGAGGAACAGTGGTGGGAATTGCTAGACAGGGAAGGTGAAAACCTGGAGAAGAAGGAAAGAACCACTACCAGTTTTGCCAGATCTATAAGGAAGTCGTTGGATGCAGATTACTGCCGGCAGATGGGTTCAAAGGCAAAACTGCGGAAATCGTTCACACCTGTCATATATACTGCAAAACTGGAGGAGCCATCTTGGACAGACATGACCAAGAAAACGGCCGGTGGTAGTGGTCCGAGGCACAAACAGAGTCTTGAGGAGGTGTGCATAAGTATGGGCATGCCACCGAGGCTCATTAGGCGCGTGCTTGGAACGCCCAAGTTCGAACTACTGCCTGCCAAAGCAAGGTGTAAGATTCTGGGTAGTTTGGAACACAAGAAAAGAATTGTCAGCAAGAAGGAATGGGTTTCCCCCACCCTTCATTGCGATGTAAGAGAGATCACATCACAGATTATATGGTGTGTAGACCTCCCAAATTGGGAGGAATCAAACGTAGGAAAATATAGCCCCCCG